GGATAGTCAGAAGGGCCAAAGTCATAGACAATCTTGGATAAAATACGCAATTCTTTACGCATTGAGGCGTGTAATCGCGCTTGAACCGCGCTCATTACCTTCATTGACCGCTCTAGTATGGCTAGAGTCGTTCCAACTGGGGCTTCTGAGTTCATATCAGCCGCTTTTACGTCTGCGGCAGAGGCAAATCGTCTGCCTTCCTCTACAATATCGCCCATAAGCTGATAAAGAACACTGCTTGGCTCTTTGTAAGGCAAAAAGCTAATATTTTCGCGTATCGAGCCGCCGGGAACGTCCACATCACGGAACTCTCCGGGCATAATCGGGGTATCGTCACCCTTTATTCTTAAGCCTCTAGATTTTAAGCCGCCGGGAAGGTTTGCAAGAGTTCCTGCATCGACAAGCTGGCGTAAAAGTGATGTCGCGCTTTTAGCAAGACCGCCAATCATGTGAATTAAACCAAATCCGTAGAAGCCAAGTCCGGGCATATAGGTGTAATGCACGAAATGCTCGCGCTTCATCATTTTTTCATCGTCTTCGTAGTAGTTTCTACGAATTGCTAACACCTTTCGTGAGCTTAGATCGATACTTACAACATACGGAAGCTGTATTCCTGTTTCTTCACCATCCTGACTGTCCTCAAATCCCACAAGATCAAGCTCAACCTGCATCTCAAGGATAGTATGACGAGAATCACTGTCGTAGGTTGATGAGTTGCCTGTCAGTTCTTGGTATTTGTTCTCAATCTCGTCAACATCTTCACTTGCAGTGCCTAGATCAACGTCTGCATAGAAGCCTGAGACCTGCAACTTGCGTACTTCGTTGCTTGTTCGCTTCATTATGTGCGTTGCTCTCTCACAAGTAGAGAGGTCAGACGCTCCATAGCTAACAACAAAGTCTTCAGCAGGAACGAACATACTACACGGGCGACCCATACTTGGGTCAAAGTACACCTTCCTGAAAGCAGAACCCGCCAGTGGAAGTGAAAAGAGCAACCGCTCTGTTTCAGACCTATACTCTGTCATCTTTTCAGTGACAAGGTAGTTTAAATAATCTTGAACTCTGTGAGACTGCTTCTCTTTAACCTCATCGATAACGCCAACAACCGTGGTCTTGACGGGGCCAGTGGCAGGGAAGAGTTCTTGTATAGATTGCGACTGAAACTTAATAACAGCCTCTGTCAGAAGCGGATGAAAAACGCCACATGCGCCATCCCAAGGAGTTGTTCTGTCCTCATGCTTCAAGCCAAGCAGGTCTAGACCCTCTATGTAGGTTCTTTCCCAGTCTGCTCGACTCTCTTTGTCTGACTTAAACAGACCGACAAGCTCGCTAGACATCAACGCGAGGTCTTTGTCTTCTATAAACTCCGCTAAGTTAGCGTCAAACGGAATGTTACCCATTTCGTCTTCATTGGCATCAAAGTCAAATATCATGCCGCCATCTGGAGTCTCTATAGACATGGCCTCTGGGTTTACGATCTCGATCTCAATCGCCTCTTCGTCCATCTGTGGGCCGAAGCGGTTGGGTGGTGCTAATCGTTTTTCCATTGCCATTAGGTAGCCCTAGCCGTTCTTGCCAAACTTTTGCTTTCGGGCCGCGCCACAGCCCCGCGAGGTCATGGTTATTCCACCATCTGCGTAATGCATTACCTTCTTGCCTTTCGCATAGCCGCTAATCTTGTTCATGCCGTCTTCAGCTAAAACAGTCTTACCGCCACCCATCATTCGACCCATGCCATCAGCGGCAAAATCAGGAACCATCTCACCTTTACTGTTCTTGACCATGTTGAGCTTTCCGCCATCTGCGTAAGACATTTTGTCTCTAGGCATCTTGCCGCCCATCATTTTAACTTTTTTTGTCATGCCGCCATCGCCATACATCATATCCCTTGGCTTTTTTCCGGCCATCATTTTGGGCTTTTCTTCTTCCATCATCTCGACAGAGGTCTTACCTCTTGTGACTTTTTTTGACTTACCCTTTAGTGCCGCCCTTGGCGCGTCAGCCCTAACTTGCGAAGCCATTCTCTTAATCATCTTCCTCATAACTGAGCCTCTCCGTAAAATTTTCGTTCCCACTCTTTATGTCGAGCAATTGGCGTGGTGAAGTACGGCATATAGCGAGCCATCCTTATTATCAACCAGTTAAAGGCAGAAAGCCACCTTGGTAACGGTCTCATGCAATCAAGAAACAAAACAACTCTATTATTATCTGTCTCGTTAACAGCAATATGCTCGTAGGTATCATCAAACACCACGCACTTACCTTCTTCCCACCTGTAAGGTTTGCCGTCAACAACTAACGTACAGCCTTTGCCGTCTTTCGGCACAATCAACGCTAGATGTATTCTTATAATCCCAGACCACGGCCCTTCATGCGGCATGAGCATCTTGTTCGGCCCAAGTATAGAGAAGTACGCCGACACAATGTCTTTATGTTTATCAAGCAACGTCATGGTGTTTGGGCATTCCTGACAGTTACGATCAAACCTAACTGTACCGGCCTTCAAAAAAAACATCTTCCACTTGTCATCGTTTGATATATAAGCCTGATCTGGGCTTATATCTTGAAACGGAGTTAGATCATCTACCCGCTTCATCACATTCTTTAACTCAGCCAATATTATCGGGAAGTGAAACTCTAGCTCTTGAGTGATTGGAAAGTCATCATTACTAAAATAAACAGAATCGCCAACTTTAGAAAATCGTCTAAAGATAGGTCTGATAGCTTTTTCAAGTAACCAACCTCTAATCTCAAGCTCTTTCATCAATAGTACGCCGCCGTCCTTCTAATTACTGGCTCGTCTTCTTCGTCGGAACGCAACTTGAGAAACCCGCCTTGCCTAAACCTTAATAACGCCTGTGTCGATGAATCAACCAGATCGTCATGCTCTCCTGCGGGGAATGCCGCAAACTCCTCAACAACCTCTTCAGCAAACCTTCTCTCTGGTCGCCACACTATGCCGGACGCAAACAAGTCAGATACGGCGTTAACGCGGGATATCTTGTCATTACCGCGAGAGGGCGTGTAGTCCGATACCGGAATACCCATAGCCCTAAGCTCAAAGATAAGGGGCGTACCTGCCGCTTTGGCTTCGATTATGCAAGCATCGGGTTGCCAGTCTGTATAAAACTCCTGCGCTTTCTTTTTTAGTTCTGGAAACTCCAGACGCTCTTTAAATGCATCAAGGAGTATAATATTTGCTACTGTCATGCCTTCATCGTCTGGGGCGTAAAAAACACCCCATGTGGTGCAGGCTGAGTAGTCAGCGCGTTGCGTCTTGAGAAACGCGGTGTCCCAAGACTGTATGACAAACTCACAAGAAGGCGGTGTATCGCTATCCCATATCTTCCACCAGTTACGCTTAATAAGCGCACCTTCTTCAGAGGTAGGATTTTGCTGATACTGGGCGTTCCACTTAGCTGAAGGGAGTTCTTCCCGTAACGCCACCAACTCCTTCATAGGCCAGAATTCAGGCCATAACGGCTTGTCTGACGGCATTATAGCGGGAAACTCTATGACCTCCCACTCATCTGATCCTGTGCGCTGTACAGAAGACTTAACAATCTGGCCTGTAAGATCTCGTTTGTGCCAGCGTGTCATAACGATAATAATCGCACCACCCGGCTGTAAACGCTGTCTTGGGCCTGATGTGTACCACTCATACGCCTTATCAAAGACGGAGGGATCGCCACTTTGACCTTCCTGCTCAGAATGCGGGTCATCGATAATAAGAAGATCCGCACCCTTACCTGTAACCGCGCCACCTACACCAATTGCAAAATACTCTCCACCACTACCCGTACTCCAACGACCAGCGGCCTTTGAGTCAGACTTAAGGACTGTGTTAGGGAATATATCCTTATAATCCTCGCTATCGACCAAGTTACGAACCTTACGCCCGAACCCAACAGATAACTCTGCGGTGTGTGCAGTCTGAATAACTTTCTTATTTGGAAATAAACCTAGAAACCAAGAAGGCAGAAGATAAGAAGCAAACTCCGACTTTGTGTGTCTTGGCGGCATGTTAACAATAAGCCGTTTTAGCTCACCACTGGCTACGCGCTCAAAAGCATTAGCCATGATCTTATGATGTCTACCTTGAATAAAAGCAGGCCATACCCTTTTAACAAACCCCATGAAATACTCTTTGGCATATTCCTTGGATTCAGCCTCCTCAAGCTCTTCTATAAGATCGAGGATCTTGCGCTGTTCATCTATAGGTAGATTGGGTATCTGCTTTAAAAGGGCGGGGTCTATCTTGTCAATAAGAGGCAATATTAGCCTCCCCCGTCTTCTTTAGGCACATAAACCTCTACATAACACCCACAACTAGAGCAGGAAAGATTAGATACCATAGAGAATGAGTCAGACTCATCGTCTTCCAAGTCTTGATCGCCACCCCAAATTAACTCAGAATTGCAATGCCAACAGCTCATGTCTTT